GTCACACCAAAAGCACCACCAGAGGGTTCAAGTACCTTACGGAATCGGGGAGTGCCCGCAGGCTTCTCCAATTCCTCAACTGTTTCTTTTTCGGTCATTTTTCTCTCCTTATAGGACGGGGTAGCAGAGGTTTGGTACTACCCACTTATAAACCCCCCAAACAGGGATTTTTATTCTCAAGCGTATGTCAATAGCAGACGCCTAAGCGTCAGTCACCAACTTTACACCCGCCAAGTCTTCGACCTCACCCACACCGTACATGGCTGAGGCGACAAGCACCCAACCACGAATCGGAGGCCAGTACATCGGAACGATCTTTGCAGACCACTTCTCGACCAGCCCAAGAGCATAGTTCTTGGAGAAGGCCATACCAGCACGGTCTGCCCCGGCATTCGCCGTAGCAACATTAGTGCTGAAGTAGAAGTCTACGCCGAACCAACTACCGAAGTAGCCCGGGTTACTAGCGGGACCAAGTTCGTTGGTACCAGATTGAATTCCGTTACCAGGGAACACGGCCACTGACTGTCCGGCAAGAGCGGTACGCAGGTCCGCAACCTGAACAGGGTGCAAAACACCCACGTACGGCTTCGGAGCATTTCCACCTTCCAAAGTGAAGATGGCTGACAGAATGTTGGCAATCGATAGATCGACACCCGTGGCGCCAACGGTTTGCGAAAAACCAGCGGCAAGGGCGGTAACATCAATATCCAACTTGTCGGCCATGGCACGACCAAGCTGACGAAGCCGAGCGCCATGAGCAACCGGAATATCCGAAACCTCAAGAACGTCGGTGATCGTCGCCATGATCGCAACTTCCGAGGCAGTCAAGGTAACCTTGGCGGTCGTGAGAGCGGTATTCGCAACCTCGACGCCTTCGGCCACCGCAGCAGCCGTGAACTTGTCAGCCTTCGGAATGTCAACAGCCTTGGAGGGCTTGCCTGACAAATCGTAGTGATCGAGCAACATAGGGGTAACAACCGCAGCCATCAACGCATCAAGCACAACATCGGCAATGATTGCGGCATAGACCGTATCATTGTACGTAATTGTAGTTGTTGGGTTAGTAGCGAAATCAGCCATTTAGATTTACCTAATTTTACTCAAAATTGTGGACAATTACTGGACAATTACACCTTTCCGAACGAGGTCATCAGCAGCCTGATTTCCCGCAGCGTGTTCCACCCTCCCCTCCGTGTAAGCTTTGAGAGCCGCAGCCTTATCGTTGGAAAGTAATTTCTGGAACTCACTCTGCGAGAGCTTAGGTCCGGCATTTACAGCGTTACCAGCACTGTTGCCTTGTGTGCCTGCGGTTGACATTGAAGAGAGTCCGGTATCGGCAGCGGGCTTCGTTTCCTCAGCCGATGCTCCCTCACTCGACACAGTTGCCAATCCGTACTCGTTGGCAAACTGAACTGCGGCTTCAGAAGTAATCGGGTTATCTCCGTTCACCTTCAGAAACAGTTCAGCATGCTTCGGGTTCAGCTTGGCTTTCTCAAACGTAGTCTGAGCCAAAAGGCTCCGATGCTGCGCTTGCAGGTCGGCCATCTCTCCCTTCAGCTTATCGAAAGCTTTTGACTGATTGTCATACGCTTCCCGCAAAGCCTGTGGTTCTCTCGTATCGTTGGTTTCAGTTGTCATTTTTGCACTCCTACGCCTCTTGTGCGGTACACCGTACTTAGAGGGATCGTACGGGGCATTTTTTGTTGTCTTTCCAACGACCTAGCGCTACTCCCTTATCAGGTAACGATACAGCCTAAGCCATTCTGCATCAGCAAAGGGAATTATACCTTAATTGGTAAACATTGTCAAGTACTAATCAACAGATTGCACCTTATTCAATTCGCCCAGCGAAGCAGCCCTTGGCCTACCCGTCTTAGAGAATTGAATGTAGGGCCTCACCTTGTTCTGAACGTAAGCCTCAGCCTCTCGTACAATACGGGTCATTTCCTGAGATAGTTCAGCCTGTGATCGGCCCGAACGAGGGGCACTACCCAACGAAAGATCAATCAGGTCGTCCTGTTCCAACCTACCCAAGTTAAGCTCCCTACGAAACTGCAAAATATATTTAGCGGCCTGCGACATACCCTCAAACGCCTGTGCCTCTGAAGTAAGCCCCGGAGTATTACGAGCAACCTGCAACGCCTCTGCAACCCCAAAACCCTTAATTTGAGCCTGCTCAGCCGCAGTAAGAATACTATTCTGCTCCCACACCTTATACAACTCTGGTGGAGCTTGCCCAGCCAAGAAACTAAACTGCTCTTGGAGGCCCAACGGCTGCATACCTTGTGAAGCTAAAATTTCGTTAAAGTTCTCAAAGCTAGCAGCATTCTGATCCATACGATCAAAAATATCAAACACAAAGTTGACATCTTCAATAGAGTGACCCCGTGCCGCTAAATCCCCTACAACACTAGGGGTAACAATGTCAGGAAAGCCCGTATACCGCAAAGACACCTGCTTAAGTTTAGACTCATACTCCGTATACGCCCCCACCGCATCTCCCAACGAAAGACCCAACTTCTCGAAATGCTCGATCCCGATAAAGCGTTGCTGGAACGCATTGGTATTACGAATCTGGCCCAGCACCCAGTCATCCGATTTACCCTCAGCCTCTGCCACGTACAGCACATCCCAAATCTCGGAGCTATCCTTCATCCAAGCGGGCATGTCACCATCCAATGCGAGCGCCACGGATCGGTTCACAGCGTTTTCAAACGATCCCGTACCTGCCACTTCACCAATGTTGCCGGAAAAGTAGAACCCGGAGCGAGCAGTCAAGTCTTTCAGGTCGTTGATAGCGGTACTACCAGGGCGTGCTCCCAGCCCAAAGAGGGCGTCCATTTGCTGTGGCGTGGCCTCAAAGAAGGCGAAACGGTCTGAGTTAGGCAGCTTGTAAGCGACGTAGTAGGTCCCGGCAGCATCCCGGAACCACTGCATATTGTTACCCGTCAGGATCGAGAGCGATGGGGTTTCTGCCGCCGCCGCCGCTACGGCCGCACTACCAGCCGGGGCAGCAGTTACAGAACTCCCACCGGAAGGGTTAGGTTTGGGGGTTGCGCTTGACGTGTTGACAGGGGCCTGTGTAGGGGCGGTTGGATTCGCCGTACTTTGATAGGGGATATTCTCCCCGGTATCTTGGTAGTTAACATTAGCTGTGTTAGTAGTCACCGGCTTTTTATAGGGAGGAATAGGCTCCCCGGTATCCTGGTAGATAACGTTAGTGGGGTTAGCGGGCATATTACGCTCTTAATACGTGTCGCAGTCCCGACACCCGCTGTTGAAGTTTTGCCACAAAGGGGGCCTGAGCCGTATAGCGATCACTACGCTGCAAGCGGGAGTTCCAGGCTTGTGGGTCTGCACCCAGTCCTGCGGCATTGAAAGCTTGTTCAGACCAATCCACGCCGGAGTTGGAACCAAGCATCTGTGTAGCGGCCTGTGTGTATTGCGACACATATTGGAGCGGGTCCATTGACTTCGGCTTCAGCTTGTAAATGGTGGACCAACGAGGATCGGCTTGCAAGCGTCCCTGTACGAAAGTGTTAAAGTCCAGCTTCTGTGCTGGGTTAGCCACGACTGCTTCTACGAAGGCACGGGCAATGCCCCGAGGGTCTTTAGGCTCCGTCAGAAGATAAGCCCTGGTCATTTTGCTAACCTCATTTGAAAGTTGGTCCAAGTCGAACTGTGCTCGAATATCGGCAGCAGTCATACCTGACCCGCCACCCCCTCCACCACCGCTACTACCACCAGGATCAGTGAAGGCGTCTAGGCCACGGAGGGCGGGAATCTTATTCGTGAACCACTTAAAAGCGATGTTAATAAGTGAGGTAAGGCCCTGCGTCTGGTAAAATTTCGCCGCTTGAGGCGATGTCATAATGTCTCGGTTTAAGTAAGACATAAGGCCAGAGAAGTTGCCGGTAACATGCGCCCGTGCAAGCGTGGAATTAATCCCAAGCTCTTTCATAGCGGCAACCATCAACGTCTGAACACCGTCAAATACAGTCTCCTGCCAAGCTCCGTCACGGGAACCTAAATCCGGGCTAAAACCGACATCTACGCCCGCCGCTTCGTCGCTTTGTAAAAAGGGATTAGCAGCCATTAATCTCCGGGTTTAATTGTTTCGGGGTGATACCAGGGAACGTTCCCAATAAAGAGCCACGCAAGCTCTCTTCCGTAAAAATCGACGTTTCTTCCTCCTGTACTAGCGGGATCACGAACAAGAAAAATTGGGGTACCGTTTTCATTGGCATCCATTATAGCATTAGTTAGTTCGTCTAGCCAGCGTTTTCCTTCTTCAGTTCCAAGTTCTGCCGCATTAATGCCTAGTAGACGCACGGCATGTTTTCTCGGCTCAGTCCCTTCCATGGGCACGTCCAACTGCACTCCGGGAAGGTCCAACCAGGAAGCGCTCTCTTCGTTTGAAACAATAAGAGTATCCCCGTCCCGAATATCCCAAATAAAAGGTCGATAGGCCCGTTCAGGGTTGTTCATGTCGAACTCAGGTGGCTGCTGATACTCATAATCCAGAGCACCGAAATCCGCAGAGTAGGTTTGCGTCCAAGTATCTTCCCAAGAAAATTGCAAATCCGGGTTAGAGGTAATAAGTTGCTGGTACATCTCCACTACCTTTTTACCCCGCTCAGGGTCAATGCCTGACGACAGACCTTCATTACGTAAACGAAGGGTGCGATCGGCGTAGTCCATAAAATCCTGCACTGTCGCTTTCAAAACCGGGTTAGCATTACGTCCGGCAATCAGCCGATTAAGGTTATCCCGGCCTGCGGTTGTTACGGCAGAGCGGGCATTACGATAGGCGCTATATTCCTGGCTAATTAGAGACGGCAACGGGCTACCCTGCATGTTTTCCCGAATTTGATCGTGAATTTGTGCTACGAACTGTTCACCAGTCATACCCCGCTCTAGCTCTAAGCCTAGAACACGGGCATTTTCCAAAATCTCAGGAGTAAATTCCGACCACTCTTCGCCTAAAGTAATCTCCCGAAACCGTTGTGAAAATCCCTCATCATCCAAACCTCTCCAAGAAGTTCCCCATGCCCTTAACCGCTCCGGCACGGCTACCGCGCCATACTCAGCCACTAGTTTATCGGAGTATTGATCCAGGTCCTGCCATACTTCCCGGCCAGACGAAGCATCAACAGTACCCTCAGACACAACATCCTCAAAGAACTGCTTCCCTGCCTCCGGCATAACGTTCTCCCAAATGTAGTCGTTGACAGAGTTAGCCATAGCAGAATAGGTCTGTGTCGCCAAGCCAATTCTAGCTTCAAATATAGAGCCTAAAATCCGATACAAAAGTGTACTAGGGGCAAGGGGGCGAATATAGTCGTTGCGAATGTAGCTCTGGTGTCGGGCTAACCCTAGGCTCCCATCCGTAATCCTGTATGGCGTAGAAGCGTCCAACGGAAAGTCATCTTCAGCCTTATCAGTCCACTCCCAACCCCCAACCATGTTTACAGCAAGCTGCGGGTATTCGACAATCAGCCGATCTCTCTCCACACCCGAGAGGGCGAAAAACGCCCTACGAATATCGTCAGCATACTCAGCCCGATCTGCCTCAGACCCCTGGCGATTGAAATTGCGGGGAGCAAGCTGAGGGAATTTAACCGCAGCATCAAGCCAGATAGCCTCCGCATCATCATCACTTGTGTCAAAGTCAAACTCTACCGGTACAAACCAACGAACGCCAAGTTCCGCTGCATGCGGCAGTGCCCCTTGAACTATAGCCTCATCTATCAATCCCTCAAGCATAGCCTCTACTTGACGGCTGTCAGCGCTCATCAGAGCCTCTAGTTCTGTTGGGTCAGCCAAAAGCGCTTTCAGCGCCCTATTACCCTGAATCTCGGACTGAATGTCTCCTAAGAGAGCCAGGGGTGAATGGAATGACCTTCCTGAGCCAATCATAAGCATGTCAATGGATGTCTTAGTTGCAGTAGCTACAAGACCTCCACCAAACGCCCGCCCAATCAAACCAGTTTGCTGATAGCCGAACGAAGGAATGAACTGCGAGATAGCGGCCGTAAGAGCCTGATACTCTTCTGGTTCTTCAAAAGGATCATGAACACCTGTAACAATTGTGTCTAGTAACCACATTGGGATGAGGCCTACACCCGGCAGCACCGACAAGAGCGCAGACTCACCTTCCTTAGGAAGGAACAGTAGCGGAGAGAAATCCAAGCCCTGCTTTTCTGCTTCAAAGTCTGTGGCCGCAATACGAGAAATAAGGGCGGCGGGTTTTGGGTTAAACGGCATATAATCCACCATTTTGTTAGCGATATTAGAACGGTTCAGGTAACCCCTCAGCGCCGGACGCATAAGTGTTTCCCGAGCCTGGTAAGCCCACATATCATAATAGGGCTTCCCAAAGGGAAACACGGCTCTGCTTACAGCCGACCTACCGGCTCGGGAAGTTGTTTGCCAAGAGTACATGATGTGCTCAATCTCCTGCATAGCCTTTCGCTCTGCCAACCTACGAAGAGTACTTTCAAATACGATACCCCGCTCAAAAGCAGCAACTTCCATGCCTTCGATAATCCCTTCCCGAGCAATATTACCCATACCAGTCGGATAGTCAGGACCAAAAACCTCGTCTACCATCCAGTCTGGCTTAACCGTAATACCCTCAGACTGATAAAGGCTGCGAAGTCGCTGCATTTCTCGCTTGCGAACTAGGTCGGCAATAAACCCCCTACGATAGTTAGTCGCACCCATATACAAAGCGTCGAAAAAGGCGTTGCTCATGCGACCGGAAATAGGGGTATTTGGCGCTAGGTTACGAATACCCCGAACTGATATAGGTATGTCTCGAAGAATGCTGGGGGCCAACACAACCTCAACCTCACCTGTTGCGATTCGGCCTGCCGCCTCTTTAAAAGAAGCATCTACAGCGCCCCTACGCCCGGAACGAGCATTGTCCAAGAACAGCTTCTCGTAAATGTACTGATAGCCATTGAAAGCTTCCGACTCACTCACAATACGGGTATGGCCGGAACCCCAATCAAAAGCGGTCTGATTGCGTAAACTTGCTGCTTCTTCCGAATTCCAAAAACGAGAGAATTCCTCCGGTCCCTGCAAGGAGGCTCGCATTCCAGGATGCTGAAGAAAATTGCCTGTCCATCGTTCCATGGCCGGAAGCCACTCAGAATCTCCGAAATCCAAGTCAGCCCAAGAGTCGCCGAAATTCTCATAGTACTGCCGCTCTAATTGTTTGTAGAACTCCGGGTATTCCTGTAAGGTGCGCATCCGCTTGTTCCAACGTCGTCCTAACGCAGTATCGTTGCTGAAAATTGCCCTGCTAGCATCAACCGCCTCTCCAAACCCCTTGCCGAGGGCATTACCTCGGGAACCTGTTGTTGCAACCTTAGCCCGGCCTGCGTTACTCATCAACTTATCTTCAATCCAACGCAGGGGGGCTTCCGATCCGAAACGACTAAAAACTCGGAGAAGCTCATCAAAGCTTACAGTAATGGCAGTGCTAATTCGGAATACTTTATCAATCTTCCAGAGACGATCTAGGAGGTTTCCTGTGTTTCGCACATTTTGTCCAAGCCGATACTGCTGCCAACGAAGCCATTTAGCGCCATCCAAAGTCGAAGCAGCAATCATGTCGATAGGGGCCATAGGAGCCAAAAAACCTCCGTCAGGATCATCCAGAAACTGCGGCAGCATTTGATTGATTTCCCCCGCAACATCACTTACCCCTTCGGTAGCTCGAAAACCAGAACGTGAGCGGGGTGTTTTTACCCCTCCGGTCAGAGCCTCCCACGGTACGTTGCCGTCCGCATCCCGCAAATGAGTGAGTGCAGAATTCGTATTGATATAGCGAGCACGAAAGTCGTCATATAACTCTTCCAAAAACTTTTGAGCCGCAACACTGCGTGTATTGTGCGATCTAACTTTGTATTCAGCTAGCTCTCTTATGGCACGGGCATAACTGTTTTTTGCCGTATTTAGCCGGGCGAGAGCATTTCGAGTGGTAGCGGGAATGGCGACTTCAACCGCCTCCCCAAGCTTATCCAAGCCTATCAGTGAAACACCCTCTTCAGCCTCCCTAAGCATCGTTCCTTCAGGAATATCCACCCTGTCTTGAAGCGCCTTAACCTCATCGGCCAATTCCCGAATGCGAACCTGTCTCGCTACAAAGTCATCGGCGGAACGGTCAAGTTTAAGCGTCTCCCTAAAACGCCGCATCCACAAGTTAGCCGTCTGAGCGTCATGACCAAACATGCGGAAAATCGTTTGACGAATCTCAGACTCCCAGCCAAACCCCCGAGTGCGAATCCAGTTGCCTGTATTCTGTTTGGACATGTACCGATTGAAATAAGAGCCAATCGGCTGCTTCTTAAACGCATGACGCATATCTTCAGCCATAATGCGAGACATGACGGTACGCATCGGCACGGAGTTGCCTCCCCCCAGCTTCAGCAAACGCTCATACTGAGCCTGCAATTTTGGCATAATTTCGTCAATGGCTGGGTAGAGAACACTCTCATCCAACAATTGCGGCAAAGAAAAATCATCGAAGTTGTCTAGTTTATGTAAATTAACATCTGCCACACGGGTGGGTGTTGTCGCTTCCAACATTTCATCCCACTGACCTCGGGTAAAGGAAAAGGCCGGATAAACCGGGGTAGTTGCCGCTCCCCCCGGAAACAATTCTTCTACAGCACGGCCAGCAGCAAGCCGGGATTGTGCCTCTGGTGGAAGCTCGCTGCGTCTAAATACAAAAACACGATCCTGTCCAAGACGGGCTTGACGACCCGCAGTTCCCCACTTGCTTACGGTGGGTCGAGTCTCGCTAGCATAAGACTCTGCACGACGATAATCGGGGTCCAAACCCCCACGGGTAAAAGTTTCCTCTCTGGCAAGCATGCGTTCAGCAACCTCGTCGCTAACACGAACGGTACCATGAAAGGCGAAGTTCTCGGGGTTAGAAACAATCTCACTGACTAGAGCAACTTGCTCAGGAGTAAGGGCCTGCCTTCCTAGGCTAACCTGCCGCTGAACACCGTAAACGGGAAAGGCATCAATGCCCTGCTCACGGGCCGCAAGTAAACGGGCCGCATCATCAGCAGAAAGGGTAAATCCTTTCGCTACTGGATCAAACACCAGCCGAACCGGAGTCTCCGGGCGTAGGGGCATGGCTGTGCGATCTGCCCCGGCAAGAATTTCTTCCCCGTCCCTCCACACCTGCTCAGGAACTAAACGCTCAATTGTGCTGGTAGGGGTTTCCTTAGTAATACGTGCACTAGGATGGCTGAGCCACGGACGGTTGGGAAGAACATTCTCTACGCCAATTGCCGTGGCGTGAACTTCGTCGTACATCCCCCATTGGTCGAAATCTTCCATGAGCGCAGCGATAGCATTATCATCCCGAAAGTAACTGCGAATTGTCTGTGCTGCATCTCGAAGCAGTTGTCGAGAGCCTGGCGATGCCGCAATACGAGCCACATCATCAACATGTGAAATACCTGCAACCCCCGCTTTGGCCGTAGGGCCAAAGAGCAAGTTAATTGGGTCAAGGATTGTACCCAATGTGAAGTCTAGCACTGATCCCTGCCAAGTTCCGTCAATACCAAGGGACTTAGCGGGAGAAAAGTCCGCCTGAACAGCCCGCTCATGTAATTCGGTGAAGCCCCTATCTGTAAACACGTCAGTGATATCATCTTGCCCCATAAATTCGGTGAGGTAGGTACCGAACCGCATTCCTGTATTATGGGACCACCAAGCAACCGCCGACGCAATTCCACCATCCAAATTGAAATCGTTATTAGCCAACTCTGTAATAATATCCTCAGCAGCATCGTACTCAGCAGTCATAACCTGATTACGAAGCTCAGCGCTTTCCTCAAAGATAATAGTCCCGGCGACCTCCATAAGAGCACGTCCCGCAGCCGCATCATTCAGCCCCATCGTCATAAACTCCTGAGCCTGTCCGCTAGCATGAAGTTGCTCAAACCAACCTTCACCAAAGGTTTCTTTAGCCGACTCCATTAGAGCGGCCTCATCATTAGACAGCACTTCAAGTCGCTCACGGGCTTGGGTCAAAGCACTCCCTACCCTCTCGTTATGCGACTGTTCCATTACGTCGTATAGTGTTTCCCCCGCCAGCGGATTGTTCCCGGCGACTTTATCATATGCCCATATTGCCCCCCCAACAAGATGACTGCCCGCCGTAACAATACTACTAAACCCTGTCATAATAAACTCACCCGCAGTTTCAAAAAATCCGGGTTCTTTAGGAGGTTCAAACGGGTTAGCCATTAACTCAAGTTCAGCTTGAGTTCTAGCGGCAGCACGGGCCTCGTCTGAAGTAGTATCTGACTCTATAAATAGCCCGACAGGGTTGCCGGACAACAACAGTTGATTCTCAACATTGTTCCATAGCTTGGCCCGGCCAGTCAAAAGCTCATTAGCCCGAGTCTCAATTTGTCGATCAAACTTTGCCTTGGACGCCGCAAACGACTCGTGAGAAATGATCTCTTCAATAAGCGTAGGCATAATCTCTGGATCAGACAAGAAAGCTAGGTCATCGGTTTCTTGTTGCACCAACCACGAAATCGGGAGACGAGTTAGGGGGCTATTAGCCCCCTCCCAAGCACTCTCAACCTTAGAGATATAGTCAAAAGTCTCCTGGGACTCAGGAGCCAACGCATCAGGCGTTTGTGGACGAGGAATAGATGCGTCAAAGGCACCGGGATTGGGCGAAGTGCTGCGGAGCCGGGTGTATTCTCGGGCAGTACGAAAGTCTCCCCCATTGTCGATGATATCCTGAAGAGTAGGAATACCGGGTTGAGAGGTACGACGGAACTTCTTGCTAGCTTTAGGTAGGGAAGTAGGCTCTTCTCGACCTGCAATCGCATCCGGCGTACGGAAGCGTTCTCGATCAATCATTAGCCCCTACTGCGTACAATGCGTCGAAGTGCAAGAATGGCTGCGCCACGGAGTTGAGGGCTTTTAGCATGGAGCGCCACTTGCTGAAGCCTTTTCATCTTATCGACGGGCAAACCATCCAAGTTGGACGGGGTGGTTCCCGGCCCGACAGACAATCCTGACGTTAGGGGTCGCTCGCTAGTAAACCCCCCTTTGCCCATCAATGCCGTCATGGGCGATCCATACGGGTCGTTAGGGTTAATAGGTTTTTGGGCCGCTGAAGCTGCGGCAGCCTCAGGCAGTGCGGCGTTGGAGGTTGACGCCGCACTGCCAATGGCATCCTCTAAATTTCCCCGCTCCCCATAAGGGGTACTTCCGGGAGCAATAGCCGCCCGCATAGTGTCTGCATTAGCCATAATTTACCTCCTAAATAACTGGGGAACTAGCGTTAGGTTGCATTATACCAGGAAGGGAGGGCAAACCAAAGCCCGCCATTCCCTCAGCGTTAGGTCCGCCGCCCCGAGCCATGCTGTCAGCCGCCTCTAGAGCGGCGAAAGGGTCACCCCCGCCTGCGCCTGGAGCACCCCCTGGCTGGGGTGGGGCCGGAGCCACGGCGAGCATCTTCTCCAAAACCTCGTCCAAAGTCATCTTGCTGTCACGGAGCGCTTTCAAAAGCTGAATGGCCGGAGTCGGATCGCCGTTTTGCGCCTGTGCTAACACCCCAGCTACCACAGCGTCAAGGGCGAGTTCTCTAGCAAGTTCAAGCTCTTCATCTTCCGCATCTTCAAGGAAGTCAAGTTCCTCTCGGGCACGCTTACGGGAAATAAGTCTAGACTGCAAGTGCATTTGGAGCCTAATTTCTTTATTGCCGGGGTCACTCCCGGCACCAATACCGTACGAAACCACCACTTCATAGGCACCCGCAATATCAGTCTCGGGATTAAAATTCTCCGGATTCTTCCTATCTTTTGCATCACCATAAATCGTCTTATCTCCGGGACAATAAACCTCATCAAGCTGCAAAGCCATCCCGTCTAACTTAGCAACGCCCCACTCGAACTGTCGGTGCATCAAAGCGAGCCGTGCATCGAGTGCGCCCATGGAAGCTGCGATGCCTCTGGCTGACACAATGCTGGCCCCCGGGTCACCCGAAAGCTGTGGGGGGTAGATACCCGCAGTACGGGCATTGACCTCCAGCCGCCCAATCAAATCTTTTACATCGAACATGTTTTGCGCCGAAAGTAATTCAATCCTAGACTCCGGGCTACGCATGGTCATTACAGCCCCGGGACCGAAGTTTTCCACACCCTCAACCTCATACGCCGCAATCGGGCGGTACACTTCCTCTTCTGTACGCTCGATAGTGAGCGCCATCAAGTGGTGCATCGTCCGAAGAATATGAACGGTTTGATCGAACTGCCCACGACGCTCACCATCGAATGAGGGCCTCATAATCTCGACAGCGGGCACACGCCCCATCTTGTTTTCTTTCCGAGTAATGACGTAGCCGGACGACATGTCATGACCCTTCTTGCTTACGTCGGCCAGGATATGCAAAAACTCCTTCGAACTATACCAGAACCACTCTTCTACGTCCGACTCTTTGTTGAACCGCCCCTTAATCTCCGGGAACTCAAGCTCAATCTCGGTAATGCTGCGCCGCCTAGCAACCAGAAGCTCTGTGATGTTGCCCTGCGAGTCTTTAACCGGGTACGTGAAGCGGGGATCGAACCGCATGTAGTACGGATTGCGCTTGGCCGTATTCGGCTCTGCAAAGTCGGTCCAAACACCAAGGATAGCAGAGCCGGTCCCGGCATAATCTGTCCAAGCCGCTGCAAGCAATTGCGAATAGTTGGACATTTCCCGCAACTCCCGGATACGCCGCTCACGCTTAGATGCGCCACGCTGCCCATCCGGGCCTTTTTGTTTATGGGGCACCGGCACTCGAACGGAGGGAACGACCGAACCTCCGATAGACCCAATGTGCCCCAAACCTAATTCAATCACGTTCGCCACTGTCGGAGCTAGCGGCTCAGTTGTCAAGTCCGGCCAGGCAACCCACCAGTCGCCATTAGCAACCGTCGTGATGACACGCACACGATCTTTCCAAGATCGGTGCGCCTGCACCAACCAATCCCGTCGTGAGTGTAACCCCATAACCCCAGCCTCCAACATTGTTGGGGTGGCATGGTCTACAGGCTTGTGCGTAAGAGCGCCAGAATGAACCGACGATGCGATAAGGTCGTTAACAGCCATCTTAGCCAAACATTATAGCGTAAGTTGAGTCTAAATGCAACTGTTCATCTTGCACGATTTAATCTGCGTGCTATCCTCGGCGGAAGGTTACGCCCCTCAATCACTTTGGCCGCTGTAATAGTGATGGGCTTCATATACCGAATCTCACCCTCAGCAAACCAAAGAGCCATCAAAGCGTCCGAAACCTCGGCATAAGGAAACCCCTCCATATCTGATAATAGCGGCTGCATGCGGTTGTTATCTTCCGGCCTGGCAGACGGGATTACATAAAGGTTGTTAGCCAATAGCGGAGCTACACCGGCGACTCCGTATTCAGTATCCCACTTAGACCCCCGCTTGTGGCCGGAGCCGGTCGTGCTGTGCGGCACAAGCTGGGTACCGTAGACCAGCGCCGTCTGCTTGAACGCTTCGTCGCCCATCAACGTCGGAGCGTAGTTGACTTCAATTACAGTCCTCTGAGGGCGGTACTTCTCCCACAGCGGGTAAATCATGCGTTTATGCAGTCCTTCAGCACCCAGGTTCTCCATGGTGACCACATCCACCACTGCTCGCATGCGGGTCTGAGGGTCATATGCCACCATAACGGCGGCTGCTCGTCCTGTCACAGCGGGGTCCACGCCTAAAACCAGAATCTCGCCCGGAAATACTTGACCCCACTGCCTGGTAACACCCAACGCCTGTGCCGGTTTAATATGCCGGTCGAGTGTAAAAATGCTGTCTACATCCTGCACATCCTCTTGCTGGTAGCCCAACCGCCAGGACATGGGGGAGACAGAGAGCATTTCGTTACGAATATCCCGGAGGCCCTTCTGGTAACGCTCGACAGAGTTGAACTTATCATATATGATATCCCCGTCCAACGGCCAGTATTCCGGCCAGCCAGACTGCTCGATACCTGTCTCGTCGTACAAGATAGCGGGAATCCTCACTAGTCTAAAGTGTGGGTCGTCCTCCCAGCCCTTCTTCCAAATAGAGTAGTTGTCGTACGGATGAATGCGGGTACCGCAGACAATGATGCGGCCTCGATGGGCACGGCTCGCCGCCTCCAGAAGAAACCAAGATGAGATTCTATTACGGCGCTCTTCCGTAAGCTGGTTCTCGCCTACAAGAGCGTCGTCCAAAATCAGAAGGTCAATACGGGCACCATAAATTTGTGAGCCGATCCCCAGCGCCTGTATCGTGGGATCACGCTCACCAGACTTACGCTGACGAATTGTTATCTGATCCATGTCCCATCTGTGCGTGCCTCGGGGCGGCTCAAAGCCCTTCCAGTCCCGGATGAGGTTAGCCTCAGAGTTATCGTACAAGTGATCTTCCGTCAAGTACCTTTTAACACGATGCAGGATATCTTGCGACTTGGCTTGCGACTTAGACACAATAGCAATGCGGATGTCAGGGTTCTTAGCCAAGGAATAGATCAGGTAGCCCAAAGAAACGTGTGTAGACTTACCGCTTTCCGGGAAGCCCAACACCATGAGCTTGTTCATCTGCGGGTCGTCCAACGCTTCTACGATGGGTTCCTGGTGCGGCTCAACGGAAAGGTTCAAATACTTGCGGGCGAACTCTTTGTAGCTCATACCGGAAATATCAGGGTAATCCTTGCGGCCTATTACCTCAGGATCACCGGCACGGATGGCCCGCATCTCCGCAGCCCACTCAATATCCTCGGCGGAAGCCATCTCCCACCAACGACGGGTGACGCCTAACCTCTCACAAGCGTCGCCAAACGACATGCCGTATTTGAGCAGTTCCGGGAATACCTCTTTAGCCCACGCTTTCCAAGCGGAGGTACCTTTAGCCGCTGGCGGTGGCGGCAGATACACGACCGTATTCTCAGTCCGTACCTCCACCCCCTTACGGTTAACAGCAACCCGAGGTTTCAGAATAGCCTCTTGCGCCTGTTCCTTAGCCTCCTGCTTGCGGGCGGCTTTCTGCTCGTCGGTCAGCCTCGGTCGGCCTCTAGGTCGTCGGGTACTCTGATCGTCCATTCTGCAACACGTTAGGTAGCACCCCGCCCTTATCCAAAACCTCCCGGCCACGACCTATCTGCTCATATACTAAGCTGTAACCGGCTATATCCACTAGGTTGTCTCGGTGTGGCCGGAAAGATTCCCGAGCCAGCTTGACGCCAATCATACAGAGCGCCGCCTGTTCTGGCGTAACCTCGATCCCTAGTATAGCAGAGAACATCTGTGCTGTGCGGGAAAAATTGAACAGCGGATGGCCGTACTGTTGCTGACGAGAGCCACCCCCGGCAATTGTCAAAGCCTCTTCCAGTACAGTCTGATAGTCAACCTCTACCAGCCACGCTCCGTCCCGCTCAAATATTCTCAGGCCCATCGCCCGAGCGATACTTACTTCTAGTCTTGCTCCCCGAGACATTTCCCATCCCGGTAGAACTACCACACCGTCGGCCTGTAAGAGCATGTTGATATCCCGTCGGATGAAGTTCTCCCGTTTGTCGGTCGCCTGGTCAGGATTCTCCAGTGCGATATCTTTAGGGTCTGCCGGAGACAACACTCCATAACCCATTGCTGCAAGAGCCTCTGCCTCGGCATGGAATGCCGGGAAGTTAAACCCTGGATACCCCTCCATCGGACCTGCGATATACATAACCTCATTGTGATTTCTCTTATACCCGTCGCTAAAAGCCCGATTTCCTTCTTGCCAGGAGTCATAACCGGCCTTAAAGTAGTCGTAGTCGCTCATTTTTACCTCCTTGTTGTCGGTCGTTGTTGTTCCTTCGTGGCGGGGAGGGGAGTCGAACCCCCGTCTGTAGGTTATGAGCCTACCGATAAGCCACTCATCTACCCCGCAAGGCCTATAGTTTATCACAAATCTTCTAGCCGGTCAAGCTCTGGCTGGATCACATCGTAGAAATACTTATGCCCTTCTTTAATAACGTCGCCCCGATCCAACGCCCGGGTCAATATCTGCTTTGCGTTGGTTCCAGCCTTACCAAATACCTGCTTCTGAACCTCTGCTATGGATAATCCATCAGGATTATCTTTAAGTAGCTGCAATACTGTCTCGGCCTTAGGCGATGCGTACGCCCGGACTGTCTCGGTCGTCGCCGGTTCCTCGTCAAAAGCGGTAATAACGAGAGACTTGACAGGGCTACCGTCGTTTTTGTACAACGGGTCGCCGGTCAAAAGGTCGTTCAAGTGTATACCGTCAAGCTTTGCCCAATAAGGTATAAAGTCGTCGGTTTCTTTCTGACGCTCTGATTTAATTTTTGTATAGAACGGCGCCACTCGTTCTTCTGAATGCAGGTCCAACCTGGTTACACCAATCATGATATCAGTGTCGTTGAGCAAACTGCTATGACCCCTATAAGGCGAGCCAGCTTTATTAGGGTGATGAAGGAACACTATGCTGCGACCGCCACGGGACCCCCCCATCTTCAGGTCGTTAGCCACTTCTAACGCTATGTCTACATCTTTCTTGTTGTTCTCGTCCATACCGTAGGTGTTTCTACTCCAGGTATCAAAGATGACAATATCAGGGTCATGTAGCTCAATTGTAGCTTTGACACGGACCGGGTCTTTGAACAGGTCTACCCGCTCTTTCCGGATAATCAGGCTCCGAGGGTTAGTGTCCGCTAATTTATGGTGCTGAAAAATTGCCGCCCAGCGGAACTTAGCGCCTCCTGTACTCTCCCCGATGATATACATGACCTTGAGCGGCCCGCCACCTACCGTTGACCTATCTATCCAGTGCGGGCCAAAATGACTAAACCCCGGGTCGACAGCTTTTACTGCCAGGTCCATCGCCAGGAAAGTCTTGAAGCTCTCTGACTCCCCCGTGATGAGGGTGACTGACTGCCGCATGCACCAGTGATCTACCAGCCAAATTGGGTCGGGGAACGCCCATAGCTGCTCCAGGTCGATTGTCTCGTACGGAACAGGCGACGGCGTTGAGGGCTTCTCACTGGTGACTAGCTCAGCCACGGCGGTAACTTCTCGCCCTCGCATACCGGGCCTGTCGGCCTTTGTACCTGGCTATGCGCATCGCCCGGGCCTTACCCCACTCCCTTTTCTGCTTTTCCGACCCAAACCGTGGGTATGGGTTGGCGCTGGGAAACCATCTGCTCATTTACTTACCTCCTTAGTAGCGTGCAGGGTATATCATATACCCTCATACCTGCCCTGTCAAGGGGTATGTGTGAAAAAGTCCACCGGGCAGGCGGGAAAAAGGTAGGTATGTGGCAGGTATAAGGTATATATGCCCATATATACCCTCTTGAAAGTTTGACCCTCAAAAAACCCAGCAGGTATAAGGAAAAAACGGCCCTTGAGTATAGGCAGGTATGCATGGTATTCTAGGGAATACCATGCATACCTGCCTAAACTACAACTTTAGGGTTGGGAGGCATACCTGCCAGGGTATATATGGGTATATATGGGGCATGTATACCCTCCTTTTTTGTTTTTTCGACGTTTTTCTTGATTTCTTTTTTTCTATTTTTTCTGTTTTTAATGCGAAGTGTAAGGTATATAGGGGGTATGTGTTTTGGGTTGGGGGTTTTGGGTGATTTTTTTTTGGGATTTTTGCTAGAAGAATAAGGTTTTTTGGGGTTTTCGGGAATTAAACGAGGGTATGCTCCAAAAATA